TGAATTAAGTAATTTTGAGTTATCATTAACAAACCCATCTGCACAATCTGATTTATTACGTATTGAACAATGGAAGGAAAAGATTACTCTTTATAAAGATGCAACATCTGACCAATCCCAAGTTGGTATCTTACCTGTTTCACATACGTGGGCTAAAAAGAATATACTTGGTATGAGTGATTCTGAAGTTATATTAGATTTACAACAACAACGTCTTGAAAGAGCGATGGGATTTGAATTAAACAATACACAGAATGTTATTAAACGTTCAGGTGTGTTTGATGATGTGGATGCAAAGTATGGTATATCTGAAGAAGAAAGAGAAAAGGCAATGGATGCTGCGGGTGGTGAAGCACCAGGTGGTGGAATGGATATGGGTGGAGGGGCGACACCAGAACCGCCAGCCGCTGGAGGAGAAGCACCACTAAGTGAATCTACCAAATCAAAGAAATCAAAAATATTAGGTATGTTAGGTGAAGAAAAGGAAGATTTCAACTCTTTATTTGATATGAAAAGAGCACAACAGAATATTTATGAAATAGAAACTAAATTGAACGATATTTTAAACGATTAAAAATGAACAAATTCGGAACGATAAAATCAAAAATGTTAACTAAAATAACTGAATCTTATTCTAAACAAAATAAGAACGAAGTTAAAGATATGTTAAACACAATTAAAGAAAACAAAGCATTTAAAGAAATGTATTTGTTTTATGAAGAAATTGAGAATAAATATTTTGAAGATAAAGAAATTGCGAAATTATATGTTGAGGGATTAAATACATATTTTGGTCAACCGATGGGTAATTGGAACGATTTAAATGTGTTCTGCGAATCTCTGTATAATAGATTGAGTGATATTGAAACTGAAACTAACGAATTATATGAGTCTTTAGATATATTATCTGAAAAAGATTCATTATCAAATATTGAAAAAAAGGTTATTGCAAAAAAGAAATTAATTGAACATTTAACAACTAAAAAAGATATCAACGAGTCTCAAGAGACTAAATTTGTAACAAACGAAAATTTATTACACGCTGTTTTAGCAAACAATTTTAATATACTTTATAGTAACACACTTTCTGAAGAACAAAAAATTGAATTAAAAACAATACTTGATTTATCAAACGAAGATTTAGAAAACAAAACTACAGAATTAAAAGAATCAATATTAAATCAAATTGGTGAAATTATAAATGAATCTAAAGATTCTGAAATGGTAACCAAATTATCTAAAGTAAAAGATGAGGTCCTAAAAAAAGAAACATCTAAAATTAATTATTACAGATTAACTGAATTAAAAAATGGTCTTAATTAAGACCATTTTTCTTTTGTTGGACATATATCGCCTTTAAAACCTCTTTTCTTTTATTCACTGAAGGTTTAACAAACTCCTGTCTTGCTCTTAATTTTTGAACTTGTTTAACTTTTTGAACTTTCTGTTTGTAAGTTCTTAATGCACTCTCGATGCTTTTTTCTTTTGTAACGTCAATTATTATCATATTAATATAAGTATATCACAAATATATGAAAATATTTTTGGAATTGTAAGATATTTTCATTATAATTTATTAACACCATAAATAATATATAATGAAAAAACTTAATGAAAATTGGAAAATACATCCCACTAGGGACGTACAATGATGTAAAAATCGGTTATGGTACCGTAGATTTTAGAAATCTTAAAACCATTTACTTAAAATTAAATTCGTGGACTCAACCCGAAAATGAAACTGACGACTTTAATAGTACAATTAACAAAACAAGAAGGAAAGTAAAAGAAATCATATACAATCTCAAATGTCCAAATTTTAAACAACAATCAATAGTTGATTTAGACATTAGAACTAAAGGTATAAAACTTGAAAAGAGGTCTTTTATGAATTTAGAAATTACATTATATGTTGATAAACAATTTGATGTTAAATCAAAAGAAATAAAAAACATCATTAAAGATTTATTAGAAAATGTCATAGATAATGGTTTATCTGATAAAAAATTATTCAATTTCAACGTAAATAAGAAATAAGTTAGATATTGATGTATTTATAGTAATAAAAACTATAAATGAAGGTATTAGGACCAAAAGAAACCGGTAGAGGAATTTTAATTGAGTATGACGCCGGTCACGTATCTCCTGAAGATAATAAAAAAATAATTTCAGAAATGAAGAACATGGACTTTTCACAAGACCTTGTTCTTTATGCTGTTTTGCAAAAATACGATACCCCAAACAAGAACGGGAGAATCTATCCCGAAGCAATTCTCAAAAGAGAAAACGAAAAATATCAAAATCTTATTAAAAAAGGTGGAGCTCTAAATGAGTTAAATCACCCGTCATCTTCACTTATCGATTTAGATAGAGTATCACACTCTATTGTCGAAACTTGGTGGGATGGTAGAATGTTAATGGGTAAAATTAAACTATTCACATCACCAGGATGGAAGAAAATGGGTATTGTCTCTACTAAAGGAGACCAAGCTGCCATGTTAATAATGAATGGTGCAGTTTTAGGTATCTCATCTAGAGGTGTTGGGTCACTTAAAAACGTTAAAGGGGATAACATAGTTCAAGAAGATTTTGAATTAGTGTGTTTTGATTTAGTTTCATCACCTTCAACACCTGGAGCCTATATTTTTTCAGATCCATCTGAAAGAGATCAATATCAAGAATCAATAGAAGAAAAACCAATAGTTGACGATAAAATGAAAAGATTGATGGGTAAATTAGATACTTTTTTATCTAAATAATCAATTTTATAGGTGTAGTTATATTGAAAAATAGAATTTTTCATAAAACGACACTATTTATAAGATAATAAAAACAAAAATTTCAAATGACTGAAAAATCAATTTTAGAACAAGCGTTACTTCAAGTGCAAAATCTTGAAGAAGCTGTTAAGCAAAATGCAAAAGGTATACTTGCTTCAACCATGAAACAAGAACTAAGCGACTTGCTTAAAGAATCATTAGAAGAAGAGGAAAAGTTAGACCCAATGGACGAACAACCAGCGGACGATACAAAACCTGAAGAAGAGGACGACGATATGTCAGACGATGACGCAACTGCAGATGATGCAGAAGCTGATGACGCTGAAAATGATACTGACCTCGATAACGAACCAAGTAAAGGAATCGATGATTTAGATTCTGACGCAATGGGTGACGACGCATCTATGGATGAGCCTGAACTTGAATTACCTGCGGCAGGTGAAGGTATCGATGACGAAGATGTTATGGACATGACAGGTGCTTCAGATGATGAGGTACTTAAAGTTTTCAAAGCTATGAAACCAGAAGATGGTATCGTAGTTAAGAAAGATGGTAATAACGTTGAATTTGGTGACGGAGAAAACGAATACATCATTAAACTTGATGGGGACGATTCAATGGATTCAGCACCAGAAATGGAACCAGAAATGGGAACTGATATGGGTGGGGAAATGGATGAAAATTCTGAAGTTGATGAGGAACCAATTTACGAAATCGAGTTTTCTGAAGAAGACGAATCTTCTGAAGAAGGTGATGTTAAAGAAGTTGAAGCTACTGAAGCTGCAAGAACTCAAGGAAACGATGTTAGAGGTGAAGGACCACGTCAAGGTAAAAAATACAAGGCAGGTCGTCATGAAATGAATGAAAATGTTAAATCTTTAAATGAAGAGATTGAAACATTGAAAAAGCAAAACGGTGAATACAAGAAGGCTTTAGTTCTTTTCAAAGACAAACTTAACGAAGTTGCCGTGTTTAATGCAAACTTAGCTTACGCTACACGTTTATTTACTGAACATTCTACAACAAAACAAGAGAAAATGAATATTCTTAAGAGATTTGATTCAGTTTCTTCATTAAATGAGTCTAAGGGCTTATATAATACAATCAAAACTGAACTTGGTGTAAAAACAACAGTTACCGAGTCAGTGGTTGAAAAAATCTCTAACACTCCATCATCATCTACATCAACTGAAGTATTGGCGGAAGCGAAAGCTTACGAAAATCCACAATTCAGAAGAATGAAAGATTTGATGGGAAAAATAAAATAATAAATTAAAAAACAAAATACTCAAAACATGGGAGCATTATTAGATTCAGGTATGGTAGGTAACATCGGGTTAAAACACCTTAGAGTTATCAAAGAAGATACCATCAAAAAATGGGATGACTTAGGATTCTTAGAAGGTCTTAACGGTCACCAAAAAGATAACATCGCACAATTATATGAAAACCAAGCGTCTTATTTAATCAACGAAGCTGCAATTGCAGATGCGTCTGGTTCTTTCGAGACTGTAGTTTTCCCTATCATTCGTCGTGTATTCTCAAAATTATTAGCTAACGACATCGTGTCTGTACAAGCTATGAACTTACCAATCGGTAAATTATTCTATTTCGTACCAAAAATTCAAGAAAGAACTGGTAACGATCATTACAAACCATACGGTTTCCCAGACGCTGCTTCTGCACCTTCTGCAACTGCTGGTTATCCTGCAACTGCGAAACCTCTTTACGATCGTTTCTACGAAAACAGTGATGCTGCTGACCAAGGTCTTTTTGATTATTCAAAAGGTTCTTTCACTGTAGCTTCTT